AATCTATGGTCGCCCACTGGCGCCTGGAATACTGAGGCGGACGCGACAGCGGATTACAAGGACGCTATTTACGTTGTAGGCACGATTGTCTAAAAGGAGGTTTCATGCCAGCGTTAACGAGAGCGCAGACTGTCAAGGGCGGAGTGTTTACGAAGCGCAAGGTGCCCATGCCGGAATTCGGGAAGGACAAGTACGTGTTCGCGCGTACGTTCAGCGTGGACACGATGCTCGAAGGTCAACGGATGCAGGATGCTCTGGCCGACGATGATGCCAAGAGCGGTCGTGCGATGGCGGGCTTTTGCGTGCTCGGATTGTGTGACGCCAAGGGTGCACGGTTGTATACGCTTGACGACATCGACGCATTATGCCAGTGGCCGTTTTCCGCGTTGGCTCGTTGTGCCGATGCTGTCAGTATGATCAATGTGGCCTTGACTGAACCAGCGGAGACTGCACGAAAAAAAGATTCGCGACGCCGCAAGTCCAGTTCGCGTTCAGGCTCGCGCTCGCGCAAGGGATAATTGATCCGTGGGCGATGATGGACGAGATGTCGGCGTCGCTGTTTCTGGACTGGGCTGAGTTCGATCGTATATGTCCGTTCGGTGAAGAGCGGGCTGATCTCCGAAGTGGCATTGTTGCCTGGACAGTTGCTACTGTTGCTAGTGGACTCGGCGGCAAGAAGGGTGGGCGTCAACCGAAGTTAGAGGACTTCATACCGCAGTTTGGCAAGGAAGCCACACGGGTGCAAAGCATGGACGAAATGAAAGCACGCCTCAAAGGCTTTACGGCGGCACACAATGCGTTCATCAAACATAAGGAATAGCGGATGCCGACTGTAGCCAATCTTGCTGTATCTGTGACCGCTCGGATCAACAAGTTCGAGAAGGGATTTAAGCGGGCACGACGCATTCTAAAGAGGTTCCGCGCAAGCGTTGTGACTACGCTTAAGCGCCTGGTCAAGTTCGGTGCTACTATGGGCGCAATGGCTGTCGGCCTCGCTTACGGCTTTGCCCGCATCGCAATGGCTGGTGAACGATTCAACCAGAAGATGCACCGCTCACTGGCGATCATGTCTGGCGTTACGGCCAAAGTGCGGGCCGAGATGAAGCGTACTGCATTCGAGGTGGCGCGTACGACTACACATAGTGCCGAACAGGCAGCAGAATCCTACTTCTTTCTTGCATCTGCGGGGTTGAATGCGGTGCAGTCGATCAAAGCATTGCCGACAGTCGCGCAGTTTGCTCAGGCTGGCATGTTCGATATGGCTAGGGCTACTGAGTTGCTAACTGATGCGCAATCAGCACTAGGTTTAACTGTCAAGGACTCGCAGCAAAACATGCTGAACATGACCCGTGTTGGCGATGTTCTTGTCAGGGCGAACACATTGGCGAATGCGAGTGTGCAGGAATTCTCCGAAGCGTTAACACGTAAAGCGGCGGCGGCTTTTAAGATATTAGGGAAAGATGTTGAAGAGGTTGTCGCAGTCTTGGCGTATTTTGCCGACCAGGGCACCAAAGCCGCTGAATCGGGGAATGCGTTGCAAATCGTTTTGCGCGAGTTACAAGAGAAAGCCATTGATAACGAGGCGGCATTCAAGCGTGTAGGTGTGGAAGTTTACAATCTTGCGACTGGCCGCTTGCGCGACATGACGCACATTATAGCGGACTTAGAAGATGCTGTTGGTAATATGACGAACAGGGGAATGAAGAGCGCATTGATGTTAATGGGTTTCCAGGCTCGATCTGTTAGCTTCCTACAAACATTGTTTGGGGGCTCTCGCATTATACATGCTTATGAAACTGCGCTCTATCGCGCTGGGGGCACGATGAAGGCGGTCGCCGATAAGCAGTTGACGCCATTCGAGAAATCAATCGCCCGCATCGGCGCGGCATGGGTACGTCTATCTGATTCCTTGCAGCCACTTGTAACTGTAGCGTCGCACTTCATCAGCGTAATAGCAGGCAAGATGGAGACGTTGACTGGCATCCTGACACCCGAAGCTGTGACCCGAGTGTTCGCAACGATCCTCAATAGGATTGACCTATTCTTGCGCTCGGTCACACATAAGCTGACTGTGTTTTCACTTGCGATGAATGAGACGATCGCTAGCATCTTCGAGGCTATACCGATGGTCGGCGTGCCGGAGCGAATCGCACGCAATATCGAAACGCTGCAAAGGGATGTTGCGAGGCAATCGAAATTTCTTATTGCTGCGCGTCGTGGTGAGACCCAGGCTGTTGGTCAACTATGGGGAGAAGTCGCTCGCCGTGCTATCGAAGTTCCATTGCGGGAAGCAATGCGCCGATTTCATCAAGAACAAAAGGCGGCATGGCGGGATACCATTGCGGGCGCATTTGAGTGGGCCAAGTTTGAGTGGGAGCGTTTGTTGGCGGCGCCGGAACGGACCATAATGAAATGGCTAGGATATCGAGGGCCTAAGGAACTAGCTGCTATAGAGAATGTAGCGACGGCTCTTGCAGTCGCGCAACCGCAGAGACGAATTACTCGTTTCGCCGAAGTCTCGCTTTCTCGCCAAGCTGTCATGGGCCTGAATGTCCGTGGTCTTGGCGGCCAGTTGGTACGTGATCCGCAGTTGCAAGAAACGAATCGCCTGTTGACTCAGGTTGCCGACAATACTCGCAGCAGCACAGCGTTTGTTGGACCGTAAGGATATACAATGCCAACTACACCGATAAGCGAACCAGTCCCCGAGGATTCTGCTGCCAAGCGTAGCGATCTCAAGGGAATATCGCCGACACGTAATCGTAGCGGTGAACTTACGACACACGTATTAAACCTGGAGCAAAGTGTAGAGAGCACGCCAAATGGTCCGGTGGTTATAGTTGGGTGCAGAGTTACAGGTTTGAGCGGCCCGGAAGATGTGCGATTGATTGATGCGCTTCTCGCACTTGACGTGCCGCAGCGAGGGGATTACCACCCAGTATTCACTGACCTACCTGTTGACAATGTACGAGCTACGCCTGTGGCCGATTCGTCGGATATGGCCAATGTACGGATTCGCTATGCCTATCCCACGGGCGCTGCTGGCTTCATCAACTTTCCAGACGAGACTGCACCGCCGCAGATTGAGATCGTATCCGCTGTCGTGCCGATGACGACTGAGTTCTGTTACGTTGGGCGTGGGAACAACACGCAACAGAATCAGATCGTGTTACTGCATGTTACAGAGGAAGATGAAACGAGCGTACCTCGCTATCAGGTAGGGGAAGTCGAGATACAGGTTCCCGTCGCGATCGTTCGGTATCGGCGTAGAGAGCGAAAGAACCCACAGGACAAGGCCCGTGATTACGTTGGCACGGTCAACAGTAAGGGGGTGTTCGGCGATGTTGCGCACATGTGGCTGTGTACGCGGCTGGGCGGGCCGTCGGACGATGGCGGGCAGAGTTACAACGTAACCTACGAGTTTCAACGCAACGTGGACTCGTGGGATAAGGTTGTGGTATTCCGCGATCCCGACACTGGCTACCCGATGCAGATTCCTACATCTGGCGACAATGCGGCGAATCCAAATAAGCCGTTCAATCCGTCGGACTTGCGGATGGCGGCTAAGTGCCGGGTGTACCGTGAGATGAATTGGTATAGATTGCAGTTGAAGTTCTAATGGCTAATCGGAATCTATTCTCATTCACGCTTCCCGATCTGCAACGCTGGCAGAGCGGGCAGATTGCCAACAGTGCCCGGCACTTGAATCAGGTAGTCGATGTCGTCGATGACATGCGAACGGGTATTGTGGCGCCGCGTCAAGTTTCGCATCCGCCGCGTAGGAAGATTAAAGAGGATGAAGCTGGCACGCGGACTCGATTCTGTAAGATCATTTCCGGCAATGATCTCCTTCCGCCGATTGACATACTTGATACCCACAAGGTAGTTGCAGTCCAGTTTGTCACTGGTGCCGGAACGCCGGAATTTAGTCCAACGAAGGCGTGGACTTGGCCTGCTCGGACCTATGAGCATTACAAGATGTTCGTCGGCAAGGAGGATGTGTTTTTGGCGCTCTATATGAACGACGCATGGTACATCCGCTGGGACGTCCGTTTCATGCCGGTTCCGGTCCCGACCGGCATCGTGACAGGGGATTGTAGTGCCTGACATTCTTGGTATCTGTTGCATACGGTGGGGTTCAGGCGGTGATGTGACGCACAATAGTCGCTTTGTAATCGTAACGAACACTCAATGCAGTGAGAGTGCCGGTACGTTCATAAACTCCCTCGGAGTAGAAATAACGGTATCGAGTACATGGTTTGGGGATAGCATAGGATTTGAGCATGCTAACCGTGGATGTCCGGCGGAACCGAAGGCGTGTTGTATGGGTGCCCATTGTTATACAACGCCAGTCATCGACTGCATTCTGGCTGGCGGCTATGCTCCTTTTATCGCCAGTGGGGTTGGGCCTCCAGGTCTTATGGAATCGGGTTATTTCCCGACCTGCGCGAGGGTGCTCTGTGGCGATCAGGTATGGTGCTGTCTGGAACATGCTCACGACCCGCCACAATGTCGCTTTGCTGACACAGCGGAACAGTGCCGTGATCTTGGCCACTGGGCGTCGAATCCGATAGACACCTACGTCATACCGGATGGAATGCTCTGCGGCGATGTCTGTGGTAAAGAGCATGCGTGCTGCGTAGACGATCTGTGTTATGATACAACATGGCGCCAATGTGAACGATGGGGTGGTGAGCCGAGTGCCACGTGCCTAACATGCGATGATGACGGACCATGTTGCCCGATCCCTGTTCCGTGCTGCTTATGCAATGGCGATTGCTTGATACTCTTTCCGCGAGAATGTGATGATCGTGCAGGTGTTAGCGCGCCGGGCATTGCTAATTGCCAGGACGCAGCCCAGTTCTGTCAAGGTATCGATCTTCGCCCATCGTGCGCTAGTGGTGTCTGGATGGTTGTGCCATCGCGCGAGGACCCGGAGCAGTATGAACTCCTGAGCACCACGCCAATCTGGATCGAGGACTACCCGGACGAAACCGTGTTGCAGCATCATTATGCCCACGTTGACGATAAGCCCTGGCTGTGTCATCGCTGGGACGAGCCGCGCGACCTGTACGAGAAAAGCATCTGTGGCGTGGCCCTGAACGAAGGTGGGAATCTTGGCAATTGCATTCCCGAGGGTCATGGTGCTATAATCTGCGGTTGGCAGCCACCTTGCCCGGAGTTGGTTTGATGGGTTGTTTACAGAATTCGCCGGAGGTAGAGC